AGATGAGGTTGCTTTGTACATGCAGCTTAAGTACAAGCCCTCTATTGAAATAGCTGAGGAGGAGGCAATTAATAATACACTGGCTAAAAACAAATTTGAATTAACAAGGCGAAGATTTAATCAGGATCTTGTTGTACTCGGTATTGGTGCGGTAAAGACTAATTGGAATAAGGCTAATGGTATAGTTTTAGATTACTGTGACCCAGCTAAAATGGTTTGGTCATATACAGAGGATCCAAACTTTGAGGATATATACTATGTTGGTGAGGTTAAGTCAATCACCATCCCTGAGCTTAAAAAGCAATACCCACAAATCTCCGAGGAGGAGCTAGACAGAATTTCTAAGCTTGGCAACCGAAGTGACTATGTGGTAGGATGGAACGACTATGACGAGAATACGGTTCAGGTTTTGTACTTTGAGTATAAGACATACATGAACCAGGTATTCAAGCTAAAGAGAACAGCAAATGGCCTTGAGAAGGCTATCCAGAAAACAGATTCATTTAATCCTCCACCATCAGACTCGTTTGATAAGGTATCTAGAACAATAGAGGTATTGTTTCAAGGGGCTAAGATTCTTGGGTACGATGAAATGCTTGACTGGAGATTGTGTGAAAACATGACTCGACCTAAGTCAGACACCACTCGTGTTAAAATGAATTACGCCATCACTGCCCCAAGAATGTATAAGGGCAGAATAGAGTCTGTGGTTAGCAAGATTACTGGGTTTGCTGACATGATTAATATTACAAACCTCAAGATACAGCAGGTTATATCTAAGCTTGTTCCTGATGGTGTGTACTTGGATATAGATGGACTAGCGGAGGTTGATCTTGGTAACGGAACCAACTACAACCCACAGGAGGCACTGAACATGTACTTCCAAACTGGTAGCATCCTTGGTAGATCACTCACCCAAGAAGGTGATATGAACAGGGGTAAGGTACCTATCCAGGAGTTAAGCTCATCCAATGGACAGGCAAAGCTTGGAGCTTTAATTAATACATACCAGTATTACCTGCAAATGATTCGTGACGTGACGGGTCTAAATGAGGCTAGGGACGGTAGTGTACCAATGGAGGATACTCTTGTAGGACTTCAAAAGCTGGCCGCTAACGCATCAAATGTAGCGACTAGACATATCCTACAGGCAAGCCTTTATCTCATCGCTAGAGCATGCGAAAACGTCTCTCTAAGGATTGCCGACTCTATTGAGTTTGCTTTGACTAAAAATTCACTGCAAAACTCTATCAGTTCATTTAATGTGGGTACGCTAGAGGAGATTAGAAACTTACCTCTTCATGACTTTGGTATTTACCTAGAGCTTGAGCCAGAAGAAGAGGAAAAAGCACAATTAGAGCAGAACATCCAGGTGGCACTTAAAACTGGTGGCATCGACATTGAAGACGCTATTGATATACGTCAAATAAACAACATCAAGCTTGCTAATGAAATCCTCAAGCAGAAGAGAGCTAAAAGGATGGAAATGGAGCAGCAGCAAAAGCAGCAGATGATTCAAATGCAGGCTCAAGCGAATGCACAGTCGGCAGAACAAATAGCTCTTTCAGAGGCTCAAAAGCAGCAGGTGTTGACGCAGGAAAAGATTAGCATCGAGCAAGCTAAATCTCAATTCGAGATTCAAAAACTACAAACTGAGGCTCAGATTAAGAGAGAACTCATGCAGTTAGAGTTTGATTTCAACATGCAACTAGCTCAAATACGAGCCAATGCAGAGTCTCAAAAGGAGATGGAAATCGAGGACAGAAAAGACAAGAGAATTAAAATTCAAGGAACTCAGCAGAGTGAGCTAATTAATCAAAGAAAAAACAATCTACTCCCAATGGATTTTGAATCATCTGGGAATGATGTCTTGGGTGGCATAGGACTAGAGCAGTTTGAGCCACGGTAATCGTGTTTAAACAATTATATATTATATTATTATGTCGGAAACTAAATTAGATTTATCTAAAGTAAAGCCTAAAAAGGCTAAGGAGGCGGTAACCAAGTTGGACCTGTCTAAGAAAAAAGAAGAAGAAGTAAAAACAGAAGAGAATGCCATTCAAGAGCAAGGACCAGGCAGTTTGGATGAGAATCAACAAGCCGAAAATGTACAAGAGGTGGAGGCAGGAGCATCCGAATCAGGATCTGTCGAAGCTACCAAAGAAGTCTCCAGTGGAGATGATGGGGGTGGCAAAGAAGAAGCTGTAGTAATCGAAGAGGTTACCGAGGAGCCTGTACAGGAGGATGTACAAGAGGATGTAGAAAATACATCACATCTACCAGAAGGTGTTGACAAATTGGTTCAGTTTATAAATGATACTGGAGGCACGGTAGAGGATTATGTTCGATTGAATGCTGATTACTCTAATGTGGATGAAGACACGCTGCTGAGAGAATATTACAGGCAGTCAAAACCACATCTAGATAAAGAAGAAGTAGATTTTGTAATGGAAGAAAGCTTCTATTACGATGAAGATATTGATGACGAGCGAGACATCAAAAGAAAAAAACTCGCTAAAAAAGAAGAGATTTCAAAGGCACGTTCTTTTCTTAATAATTTGAAGGATAAATATTACGAGGAAATCAAGTCGAGGCCCACGTTATCCAACGAACAGAGAAAAGCAATGGACTTTTTTAATCGATACCAGAAGAATCAACAGGAGGCTGAGGAGGCCAGTAAGTTGTTTCAGTCCAGAACAAAAAAGTTTTTCCAAAACGATTTTAAAGGTTTTGATTTCAATCTTGGGGAAAAGAAGTTCAGGTACGCATTAAACAACACTGACTCTATCGCTGATACTCAATCTAGTATTGACAATATATTGGGAAAGTTTCTCGATGAAAAAGGCAATATTAAGAATTTTAACGAGTATCACAAGGCGATGTACGCAGCCCAGAATGTTGACAAAATTGTCTCTCACTTTTATGATCAGGGTAGAGCTGACGGTATTAAGGAGGTAGCTAGTAATTCTAAAAATATTACTGATGAAGCTCCAAGACAAACCGCCAACGAAACTCTGTTTATTAATGGTTTGAAGGTCAAGGCTGTCAACGGGGTTGATACTTCACGACTTAAAATTAATAAAAAACCTAAAAATTAAAAAAAATGGGATCATTTGCAACTAACGACCCGTTGGGTTCGTTTTCCTTGGTACCTACTCCGTTTAAGAGTGTAACCCAAGGTTCTTATTTAAACTTTACTGATGGTAGCGGAAACGACTTCGCACAGCAGTATCTACCTGAAATCTACGAAGCTGAAGTAGAGCGTTACGGTAACCGTACAATCTCTGGCTTCCTTCGCATGGTTGGCGCTGAAATGCCAATGACATCTGACCAAGTTGTTTGGTCTGAGCAAAACCGTCTTCACTTGTCATTCGTACCTGGTATGGGTGGCGGTGGAGCAACCACTGTTTCTGCTCCTGCTATCGCAGCTGGCGCTACAGTAATTACAAACGTAGCTGGCGAGAATGCTGCTGGAGAATCAATCCAGCCAATCATCCGAGCTGGTTCTACTATTGTTGTTTACAACACAGTGAGTCTTGCTTCTGTTAAGTGTTTTGTTAATGCAGAGCCTGCTGCTGGAGCTACTAACTGGGATGTTAACGCTTTCCCATACGATGCTGCCAACCTAAACGCAGTTTCTACTGCTGTTGGACAGCCAGGTGAGGGTGGAGATGTTAAAATCTTCGTTTACGGTTCTGAGTTTGGTAAGGGAACTGACTCTATGGTTGGTTCTATCACACCATCATTCACTCAGTACAGCAACAGCCCAGTAATCATCAAGGATCAGTACGAGGTTTCAGGATCTGATTCTGCTCAAATTGGTTGGGTTGAAGTAACTGATGAGGCTGGTCTTTCTGGATACCTTTGGTACTTGAAGGCTGAAGGCGAGACTCGTCTACGCTTCCAAGACTATCTTGAGATGGTTTCTGTTGAAGGTGAGCTTGCTGCTGCTGGTTCAGCCGCTATCGGACAACTTGCTGGAGGTAGCTCTAGCGCAAACGTAAAGGGTACTGAAGGTTTGTTTGCTGCTGTTGAGGCACGAGGAAATGTTTACAACAACTTCTCTGCTGCAACTGGATTGGCTGACTTCGACAAGATCCTTGCTAACCTTGACAAGCAGGGCGCTATTGAGGAGAACATGCTATTCTTGAATCGAGCTACTTCGCTTGATATGGATGACATGCTTGCTGCTCAGAACTCTTACGGTGCTGGTGGTACTTCTTACGGAGTATTTGAAAACAGCGCTGAGATGGCTTTGAATCTTGGATTCTCTGGATTCCGAAGAGGTTCTTACGATTTCTATAAGACTGACTGGAAATATCTTAACGATGCTTCTACTCGTGGTCTTACTGAAGACGTAGATGGA